AGCCCCGTTCAAGTCTTGTGCTTTACTGAAGAACTACATGGTTCACTACGTTTATCCTACTTGGTCGGCTCAACCGCATAGAGGGGTGGGTGATGCCCCCGTTTGTCTCCACTATACAAGAAAACAATTCTCGTGTAAAGTAAACACTAACTTCCCATACTGTTGGACAAAAGATGAACGTTGTAGATGCACTCCCTAATAACCTAAAAAAGAAGGGTCGCCCAAAAGGTTCTGGGAAGATGACCTTATCCAAGTATGCAGACAACCCCACTGCTCTCATACTACCCAAGACTGAACAACAGAAAATCAAAGAACTTAAAGACCTCCTGATAAACAGTGCTGGTGCTAATGTTGTCCACAAGGCAGTCGAGATTGCAATGAATGATGAACACCCCGCACAGATGGCGGCACTCAAACTCTGTATGGACAGAATGCTTCCCGTTTCACTGTTCGAGAAAGAAGGAAAACAGCGTTCTGCTGTCAATATCACCATCTCAGGCATAGGTGGTGTCACTATTGGTGAAAACCCTATAGATGCAGAAGATATAGAAAGCAAAGATGTCTGACCTGAACTTCAGTCTCCTCCCTTGGCAACAAGAAGTCTTTGCTGATAAAACAAGGTTTAAAGTCATTGCCGCTGGTCGGCGTTGCGGTAAGTCTAGACTCTCAGCTATCACTCTGTTAATCGAGGGCTTGCAGTGTTCGGCTGGTTCTGCTGTACTGTATGTTGCGCCTACCAATGGTCAGGCAAGACAGATTATTTGGGATGTATTGATGGAGTTGGGCAGAGAGGTTATCCAATCTAGCCACATCAATAACATGGACATCACCCTGATAAACGGAGCAAAAATCTATGTTAGAGGTGCAGATCGCCCAGATACTTTGCGAGGAGTGTCTCTCACCTACGCTGTGCTTGACGAGGTTGCCGACATTAAACCCGAAGCATGGGAGCAAGTCATTCGAGCTTCGTTGTCAGACAAAAAAGGTCGGGCAATGTTCATCGGAACTCCCAAGGGTCGTAACTTTTTCTATGACATTTTTAAACTCGGAATGTCAGAAGAAGACTCAGACTGGAAATCTTGGCACTTTACTACCAAAGACAACCCCCTGATCGACCCTGATGAGATTGAGTCTGCCAAGAAAACCCTGAGTTCCTTTGCTTTCAAGCAGGAATACCTTGCCAGTTTTGACAATGCTGGCTCTGACGTTTTTAAAGAAGAATGGATTAAATATGGAGAAGAACCTGAACATGGCTCGTACTACATTGCTGTCGATTTGGCAGGGTTTGAAGAAGTGGCTAAACAAGCTGCCAATTCTAAGAAAAGACTAGACCAGACCGCAATTGCTGTGGTCAAGGTGACCGATGATGGCAAGTGGTTTGTCAAAGAGATTGTTTACGGGCGGTGGGACATCAGGGAAACTGCGGCTACGATCCTGCTGAAGATGCGGGAATACCGCCCTTTGAGCATTGGAATTGAGCGTGGAGCATTAAAAAACGCAGTTTTGCCTTATTTAAGTGACTTAATGCGTAAAAATAATGTATATTCCCACATAGTTGACTTGACGCATGGCAACAGGAAAAAGACTGACAGAATTATCTGGAGTCTCCAAGGAAGGTTTGAGCATGGGCGTATTGTGCTGAACTCTGAGGAAGATTGGGATGAATTCAAAGATCAACTCTTGATGTTCCCAGCCCAAGGTGTTCACGATGACTTGCCTGATGCCCTATCCTATATTGACCAACTGGCAGTCACATCTTACTTTGAAGATGCAGATGAAGATGAGTGGCAACCACTAGACATAATTTCGGGGGTATAAATGGCAACAGATAAAGAAGTCAAATTAGAACAGAATGAGTTTTATGAGCCTACTGAGGCTGATAAAGAACTGACCGATTTCATCACCAGCCACTGCGACAAGTGGCGAGATTGGCGTGATGCTAACTACCTCCCCGCCTACCTAGAGTACGAGCGCATCTTTCGTGGTCAATGGGCATCTGAAGACAAGACAAGAGAGTCAGAGCGTAGCCGTATCGTTACCCCTGCCACTCAGCAAGCAGTTGAGACTCGTCACGCTGAGATCATGGAAGCTATCTTTGGACAAGGCGACTTCTTTGACATTGAGGACAATATCCAAGATGTGAACGGTGTGGCTATTGATGTTGAGTTGATTAAGGCTCAACTGACTGAAGACTTTAAGAAGGACAAAATCAGAAAAGCTATCGATCAGATCGAATTGATGGCTGAAATCTATGGCACAGGCATAGGCGAGATTATTGTCAAGACTGAAACCGAGTATGTTCCCTCAACTCGTCCTATCCCTAATCAGATGGGTCAAGCCGCAATTGGTGTGATGGAAAGAGACAGAATCTCTGTCAAGATCAATCCTATCAATCCCAAGAACTTTTTGTTCGACCCCAACGGTACTACGGTCGATGACTGTATGGGCGTGGCGATAGAGAAATACGTGAGTATTCACAAGATTGTGCAAGGCATTGAGAAGGGTATCTACCGCAAGGTGGACATTGGTACTGCCAGTGAAGATACTGACCTTGAAGCTACACAAGAGATTAGCCAGTACCAAGATGAGAAGGTATTGCTGTTGACCTATTACGGTCTTGTGCCTCGTGAGTACCTGAACAACTTAGAAGAAAACAAGGACATTGTTGACTTGTTTCCTGAGAACTCAGCGGCTGAAGACTACACCGACATGGTTGAAGCCATTGTCGTGATTGCTAATGATGGAATGCTGTTAAAGGCTGAAGAAAATCCTTACATGATGAAGGATAGGCCAGTTCTGTCTTATCAAGACGATACCGTTCCTAATCGTTTATTGGGTCGTGGCACAGTGGAAAAAGCATTCAATATGCAAAAAGCCATTGATGCACAGACTCGCAGTCACTTGGATTCATTGGCATTAAGCACTTCCCCCATGATTGCAATGGATGCAACTCGTTTGCCAAGGGGCATGAAGTTTGAGGTAAAGCCCGGAAAAGCTATTCTTACCAATGGCGCACCGAGCGAGATTCTTTATCCATTCAAGTTTGGTCAAACTGACCCAAACAACCTTGCAACTGCTAAAGACTTTGAGAGAATGTTGCTACAAGCTACAGGAACTCTAGACTCCAACGGAATGATTAGCCAAGCTAGTCGTGATGGTGGCGGTATGTCGATGGCGGTTGCCTCTATCATCAAGAAGTACAAGCGCACTCTGGTGAATTTTCAAGAAGACTTCCTTATTCCATTCATCAAAAAGGCGGCTTTCAGGTTCATGCAGTTTGACCCTGAGCGTTATCCCTCTGTGGACATGAACTTCATCCCAACTGCCACCTTGGGCATCATTGCTCGTGAGTATGAACAACAGCAATTTATTGGTTTGTTGCAGACTCTTGGTGCTGACACTCCTGTTTTGCCGATTATTCTTAAAGGTATCGTTGCAAACTCTAGTTTGAGCAACCGAATGGAGTTGATTGCCAAGTTGGATGAGATGATGCAACCTAATCCTGAGCAACAACAGATGCAACAGGCTCAACAGCAGTTAGCTATCCAAGCGGCACAGGCTCAGATTGCTGTAAACACTACAGCGGCAGAGCAAAACAGGGCTGAAGCACAGAAATTGATGGTTGAAACACAGTTAATGCCGCAAGAAATTCAAGCCAAGAACATGGCGGCAATCACAAAGAATCTTCCTAATGAAGATGACCAAGCCTCTAGAGAATTTGACAAGAGAGTAAAGATTGCTGAGTTAATGTTGAAAGAATCTGACATTAAGAACAAAGCAAAGATTGTTGAATTGCAGATGGCAGACAAACAGAATCAAAGCCTAAAAGACAATGAGTTTTTGAAAAGCGTTATTGGTGATTGATGGACTTTAAAAAAATCATCTTGTCAGATGCGTCAGCAGAGGCGAAAGTTTCTGCTATTGCACTTTTGCTTGACAAAGAATTTCCTAAATTGACTGATAAGGTTGAGAGTGTCAAGAAACTCAAGGGTGAGCAAGGAGATCGTGGTCTTCAAGGCGATAAAGGTGATGCTGGCAAAAACGGTAAAGACGGCAAAGATGGTCGTGATGGCAAGGACGGCACTTCTGGCAAGAACGGTCAGGATGGAACTGATGGCGTTTCAGTTGTAAATGCCAAGATTGACTTTGACGATACGCTGGTCTTTAAGTTGTCTGATGGTAAAGAGATCAATGTTGGTGAAGTTAAGGGTGAAAAAGGCGAAAAGGGTGAAAGAGGTGGTGCTGGTCTAAGTGGCGCAATCTTTCAGAACTATGGCGCATTTTCTGACTACCAAGACCAGACTGCTACAGCCAATACCGCCACTGCATTACTGGTTAGGCAGACTGATTACAGCAAAAATGTCACCGTAGTTAGCAATAGTAGGATTACTTTCACAGAAATTGGCAAGTACAACCTCCAATGGTCTGGACAGTTTAGAAATGCAGATACTCAAGAGCATGATGTAAGTATCTGGTTGCGTTATAACGGTGTTAATGTAACTGGAAGTACAGGTCTTGTTGGTGTTCCATCATCTCATGGTGGCATTTCAGGTCATATTGTTCCCTCTTGGAACTTCATTGTTGATGTGGCTAATAATGGTGACTATTACGAGTTTTACTGGTCTACCCCATCTACTCAGGTCACTGTTGCCACCATTGCCGCACAGATAAATCCAACTAGACCCTCAACTGCATCAGTCGTGATGACTGCCCAACACATAGGATTTTGATGACTCCTGAACTACAAAAGTATTATGAAGACCGATTTTCCATGATGGGACAGGAAGGTTGGAAGGATTTGTGCATAGATATTGACAATATGATAGAGTCACTCAATAATCTAAGCGTTATTCCTGATGAAAAGACCTTGATGTTCAAAAAAGGTGAACTTTCCATCTTGACTTGGCTGAAAACCTTGAAAGAGGTCAGCGAACGAGCGTATGAGGAATTGAATGAAAAGAATGTTTGATTTTGCCTGTGAAAATGGGCATAAAACTGAAAGACTTGTTGATTATGAGTTAACAAGTTTTCGATGTGAGTGCGGAGAAACAGCCAACCGTACTCTATCTGCGCCTAACTTCAAGTTAGAAGGGTGGTCTGGTTCTTTTCCATCAGAGCATGGAAGGTTCGAGAAAAAACACCTAG